TTTCCAATGGGGGGAGGGGGGGTATTGCCCAGAATAAAACTAAATCAAAACAATATGATCTATGTAATCAGAGCAGGGAACAGCATGATGGTAAAGATTGGTTTTACCAAAAACCCTAAAGCACTTGACACTAGGATTCAGAGTCTAAGAACTAGTTGCCCACTACAGTTGAGAGTTGAGGCTACAATGGTTGGCAGCAAGTTAAAAGAAAGTTGCATCCATTCGTTCTGCATTTCAAGGCATGAGTCTGGAGAATGGTTTAGACTGTCATTCAACGAGGTAAAAAGAATGATAGATAAGTACAAGCATTGGACTCCAGCTCAAGATGGAATACGGAAGATGCCTAAACTCAACCACCAACTTCAAAAGAAAAAGAAAAAACAATATTTCAAGTAGCCCTAGAGCCTTCCTCGAATGCCGGGAGTCAAGTACAAGTCAAGCGTAAGTAAAATTAACCGCTGGTGATGCCAAAAGAAAAGGCCACAGATTTTAACCTGTGACCTTTCCCCAAACTATGAACGATGAAACGAAACACACGCAACCGAAGCTGAATGCGGGGGAATGCTTAGACTATTCTAGCGGGTTTGTCAAGCTAAGACTGAAAGTAGCTCATCCAGCGTAGAGATGCTTCCTGCGAGCTTCATCACATCATTCGATGATTCTGCTTGGCGGAAGTCACCAAAGAACTTCTCACGCTCATCGTGGATGAATTGGATGATGGCCTTATACTCCTCGCGGTCACGGAGGGCTTCTACGGCAGTCTGAATGTCTGGTTTTGGTATTGGTGTCATAGTAATGTTAAGTTGGCGGCCCGTTAACTCGGAAGCGGATTTGGAATCCGATGACCGTCCCCATTTGATCACTGCTCGACGGGCCTAGCGAGCATAGCTATGGGAATTGACCTTGTTAGGATAGTGTTATTTGCGCTTCTCTGCGCGTTTGATCTTACGCTCCTGCTTGAGCATCTCTTTGGTAGGCTTCTTTCCAGAACCAGCGGCGGCACGGATGTTGTCGTATAGCCCACGCTTGGACATGGAGCCATCCGCTCGTTTGATCATCTTGGCTTTCATGGCTTACTTTCGCTTAGCTGTTTTCTTAGGCGCACGGCTCATCTTGATCTCGATCTCGACATAGCCTTTGCCCTTGCCCTTGCCTTTACGCTCCATCTTTTCGTGGCCGCAGCTACATGATTTACTTTTCATAAGTTATCCTTGTTGCATCCCTTGTGTCATTACTCCGCCCATTTGAGCTGGTGCAGTTCCAATTCGACCGATTTCAGCGTTCTGTGCTTGCATCAGCATCATGGAATATTGCTGGCTGTATTTCTCAAGTCGTGCTGCAAACGCCTCGTCCTGCTGTGCGCGTTGCATAATGTCTGGTTGCTGGACATACGCTTGGATCATCTGCATCGCCATCTGTGCGCCATTAGGCTGGGCAGGAACCTCGATGCCAGCGAAGATCTTAGCAAGGTCATCTGTGACATTCTTAGCGACCTTCTGTTGAGCCTCTTCAGCAGGCTGGAGAACATAGTCAGCAAAGATCGGATTGATGCTAGATGCCGTGAACTCAAGCAACTTATTCACATCCATAATGCCATTGCGATCCAGCTGCACCAATGACACCATGTTCTTGAGCTGCGTTTCGGCAGTCTCTGGGTCATTGCTCTGCGAGTCGAAGTTAACCACGATTGAGAAGTTCTCGTCAGCCGAACCCTTGGTCATTACCTGTGGGTTGGGATTGCCAGTTACTTGGAAGAACACCTCATCTGGCCCCATGCGCTGATACAACTTCCATGCCATGTTCAGCACATCGCGGACATGATCCAAGAACTTAGACACCACAAATTGCTGGCGGGAGGCGGAGATTGGGTTGGACATATCCAGACCAACGGCACGGTCTGCCTGTGCGGTCATGGATACTTCAACCTCAACAGAACCATTGTCGGCTGGAGGCGGTGGCCCCCATTGAATTTCACCAAGGCGACGATACGGAACCCTTACTCCTGGCCCCCAATCAGAGGGCGGACGACCAGCAGGGTGCAGCAATGGAGGGAGAGTAGCCAGAGAAGCACGATCAATACGAGAATCACGCTCGGTCTTGATTTGCATCTGCGCTCCACGGAGGATGTCCGAGAAGGTCTGGGTTTCGTACATGCGCTTCTGGTCGTTCGATAGGCGCGTAACCACAAAGGGGTAGTCGTCATAGCCGTTAAGGAGTTCGTGTTTGGCGAAGCCTTCGGTGGTTGGGTGGAAAACGGTACAATAGATGCCCTCAGAACCATCCTCTTCGTCAATCAGACGCTGGTAGCCATACACTACCATAACAAGGTCGTTGTCGTCCGTGATAGGCAAGCGGTCGATTGTCTTGAGCTTCTCGCCGTCGAGATACATGGAGTCTTTGCCACGAAGTCGCTCGATAGCGTTCTCAACCCAATCGGCATCCCAGCCCTCGGAGGTTACTTTTTTCTCAAGCTCCTGAGATGTTAGGAATGTGCGCCAGAACACATACGGAGCGCGTTGAGGATCAGTCACATACGATGGGAAAAGAACCTCGCCATCGGGGGCGCATGAGTAAACTACTGGGCAATCTACCGATGTACGAGGGACAGAGACTTCAGCCAAGCCCTTCTGACGAAGATCCATAATGGCTTTTTTTGCACGCTTTGACGATAGGTCGGGGAATGCTGTCTGAAGCATACCGAATACCATTTCGTCATCAGCACCACTAACAATAAGTTCCGCTAGATCGGGGGAGACTTGTGCGATTTCCTCGATGGATACCTGTTGCAAATATGTCCTTTTTTCACGTTTCCATCCGACATATGACACCATCAACCCCTTCTCTAGCAGATAATTAGCACCCAATTCCATCTGTTGACGGAAGTTTGGGATGTATGTGGAGCGCATCCACTTGAGGAATCCAGACACCATTGAGGCCCGTGGCATGGATGCCATAGAAGTCGGGAACGCCTTAATGTGGGAACGCTGCAAGGCTTGGTCTAGAATGGCCACAAATGCGTCGATACGCTCCCCGATGACATTGACCTCAATATCACTGGCTCCCTGCCAAGGAAAGGCATTTGCGGCTTGTTTACGGAGGTCGTCAGATTTACCCGGCCAAAGGTTACGGCGGTCATCATACGAGCGCAAGCAAGCCTCAAAGTATTCCTCCAAGTCAATAAGGCAATTGTCGTAGGCATCAGCCAACGCCATGACATTAGGGCCGTCCTCGGCGTAGATCATCGACTCTTCTTGCTCTTCTGTTGGTGCGCTCATGATGGCATGTATTCGTAGAACTGCTCGCCTACTTCTGGGCGTATCATAACAACTTTTATAGGTTTGCCAACTAGTTTGTGCGAAACCCTAGGTGGAGCCTTAACTGGGACTGCTTCACCATCCATGCGAACCATTACCCAACTAGGGTTTGGGCATTTGCGGATTACTAGATAGTCGCCCTCATAGGTGGTGTCATCTTGAGATTCTACGGGGGAATCAAGGGTTTCTGGCTTAGCTTTTGGCGGGCGACCGCGCTTTGCTGCTTTCTTAGTTTGTGCTGTTTTCATGGTTTAGTTTAGATTTCATGTATCGAATGGCGTGTTCAAGGGTTTCAATCTCCTCGGTAAGCCTAGGGGTTTTCCCATATTCTTCCATTTTTACCCTCTTGAGATACGCTTCCTTTAGGCAGTCGATGATAAGCTCCTCGGCAACTATCGGTTTATTTTGAGTCTTCATAGCTTGTTAGTAGCCTCCAGCTCCTTGTCTTGTAGCAAGATTTCGGGTTTCGTCAACATGATCTATTCCTGCAATGGCGGCGTAGCGCAGAACATCAACTGGATCTTTCCATGCTTCCTTTAGTCCCCCATCACCCGTGTATTCACTTAGGGCTTGGATGATGTTCTCACACTCTGAAGAGACATAGAAATGCGGTCGGTTGACCGAATCTGCAGGTCTAGTGGTGTCCCATGACATCTTGCCAATAAGCGCCTGTAGCCCATCGTCGATGTCTAACCCTGGGGCTGGAATACAAACCATTCCAGCGTCATTCAAATCTTCAATAATACTCGATGCCCCATCTGCTGACTGGTATTTTGCAGCTCCAAGGCGAGGGTCGATCAGTCTCTCAAAGATCTTTTCATCCCCCTCTAGCTCGGCAATCAAGTCCATGTAGTCACGAATACCAAAACCTTGGCCCTTAGCCCCTTGTCCCGGCATCCACTTACCACCCTTCCATTCAGCCCAGTCACCTACATCAACACCCGGCCATTCACGATATACCCAAAATGTGCCAGACGCATCCACAGCAATCCAAGCCATAAACCAATTCTTCGCACCCGCTGGGTCAATAATCTGATAGCGAGTAACATTCGTAGTTGGGATCTCTGATGGCTGGACAACATTGACTTCTTTATTGAACTTGGGAAATTTGGTGGCGTGGGACTTAACTGGAACCCCGTACGCGCGAATTAGGATCTCCTCCCGAGGCCTTCCAACTAGGGTTTCCTTGATTCGCTCGTAGCCACCGAAAGGGTTGTCCTTGGAATGGAAGTAATGGACGCTGGCGTTGCGTTTCTTGCTCCGCTGGACATAGGGGACAAGCTCGCCGTTGAGCAGCTCAGCCTCGACGCTCTGGACGCTTGTAGCACCATCTAAGTATTCCTTAATCACCTCAGTCCACCCGTCAATCGGAGTGAATGTCACCAGCATCTTGGAGTTGCGGGTAGCAAGACGGAAGCGCAAGGTGTCAATAAGTTCGTTACCAAGAAGGTACTCGTCGAGCCATACGCCGATGTTGTGCCACTGCGGGTCACGGCTGCCAAGCTCCGCACCTTCTAGGATAGTTGGGTTATTCTGATACTGAGAGTAGGTCTTAAAGATGATCTGCGAAGCATTAGGCAAAATCAACGAGTTATCTGTGAACCCGTTCTTCTTCGTGTACGAAATGTAAGCGTTAGCCGAGGTTTGCTTTGTCCTCATCTCATGCGGCAACCAGTTCCATACTGCGCTTTGTTGCTGGCGAATGCTGACCTCCGAGGTCTGAGCAAAACAGAAGATCTCCGACTTTGGGTTCTCGATGGCGGCTTTAACCACGCAATAAGAACCCCACGCGGTTTTCCCTGAGTTGTGCGATAATACCCCACCGATGAAGTAGTTGTTGTAAATTGGTACATGAAAGTCCCAAACATCCTGCACATAGTTGTCCCTAGAAACTGCAATTACAACAAGTTCCATTGCGTCTGGCGACACCAGCTTACTCCCTTCAAATGCCACAGATTCAGCGGGAATCCATCCGCGATGGTAGCAGAAAAACTGGTGGTTTGCGGTACAGGATATTTTCGTGCCGTCCGAAAACTCAAAGTGAAGCATGGCTTCTTCCTTATCTTTTTTGAACGGCTTACAAGCCAACGCCACTACGAATCCAAGTGACTTATCGTCCCACGCCCATATATGGAAACTGTTTGGAATGTCTTTTACTTGGATGTGCTTGCCAGCGACTGGATCAAATATCTCTTGATGTCCTGCGAGACACCGATTTCCCCCAAGTGCCAGAACCTCAGAGACTTGCGACAATTGCTCTTCAGCTTTCTCCCAATGCGGAAGCCTAAACCCGTAGCGAAATGGGTCTTTCTCAGCGTTCTCAATGGCCTCATGGTAGATTCGATGAAGCTCAATGAGATCATCTGGCTCCATCAAGGCTACCTCGTCATCGCTGGGAGGCTGAAGGATTGGATGTTTGCGCCACTGCATTACTTGGTTTTGTATGCGTCTGTCTCCATAAGGATGTCTTTGATATGGTAAACGCTCCCGCATTCCTCGCATCCAAAGGTATCCTCCTCCGCTGGAAATGATCCTCTATTCCCGTCAACAAAGTGAAGCTCTCGACGCTTCTTACAATGTTTGCATACGCCAATGAAGGGTTTGACGAACTTCTCCAGCACCACATTCCAAATCTTAGCGTCAAACTTCTCTGCTAGATACGAAGCGTAAACGCTGGTGTGGCACTTGTGCTGAACGCCGTCATGCTCGACCATGTAGTGGCAAACAAGGTTGCCTCCATCCTTAGCGTAATCAACGTATCTTGATTCTGGTTCTTTAATCATTGGCATGTCCGTTCAAGAAATGTGCTTCAGCTTGATCAAGAACACTCTCAATCGAGTTACCCTTAAATACCAAAATACCATCCACCTCGCCCAAGCAAACACAATTAGATGGATTCCCAACATGAAACGCCCATTTATATTCAATGTAGTCACTATCATGCCTATAAAGCATTGATTCCTTGTCTCCATCTATTGAGGCTAGAAGGCTGTTAATTCTTTCATCTGTTGTTTTTGTATTCATAGTTTTATTCAATTACTTCGGCTTCAACTGCTTGAGCTTTGACTTTATTGGCAATCCTTGACTTGGCTTCTGCGATCATCTTGGCGGCATCATCAATAGACGGCCCCTTTCGATGCTCGACAATGGTACTTGCCATGCCAGAGAGCTGTCCAGCCTTATCGGTCATAATGCCAATAGTCAACGCCAATCGGTCTGGTGAGATAGCCTTGAGCTGGTCTGGATCACGGCTCAGTTGTTCTGCTTTCTCAAACAAAAGGTCTGTGTACTCAGCGGCAGCAATGGCGTAGCGTTTTGAGAACTCCTTGCGCTTTGACTCCAGCGTGTCGTTATGCCTCCACTCCAGCGCACGAACAGTCTCATGCGTCACCTTGCACTTTTTGGCAATAGCATTGATACGCCCACCCTGTGCCAGCATCCAGAGGATCTGTGCCGCCACATTCGGGTTGTAGTTCTCGATAGTGTTCCGAGGGAATTGCTTAGCCCTTTCCTTGACCTCAAGGAAGAACTCTTTCATCGCCTCTTTACTATCAATCGCTGATAGGTCTTCGTCGCTCATTTGGTCTTCTTGCCGTTTTTAACCTTAACGGCCCCAGAGTGCAACTCTTTTTTGAGCTTATTCTGTTG